CACTTGGTGGTGGGGCATTAACTACAACTTCATTATTTGCAATATATGGTGTACTATAAGTCATTCCCTCATTGTCAGTAGAAGAATCTCCACCCATACTCCAATCATCACCTTCATCCATAGCTCTCAACATAGTGATTTGTCTTTCTCTCCACATTTCAAACTTCTTCATTGATTCCCACTTACCAAGAGTTGCACAAACAACATTGTTTGCAACTATTGTGTGGTGTTTATCAAGAATTAAATTATAAACATTAAGTGGTTTAGATTGAAATAACTTACCAATCTCATGAGCCTTATACCATTTACCACGATACTTCATTGGATGGTTATCTGTAGTTATTAGATTTTTAAATTTAGAAAGTGTATCACCATAAGGTCTTTCATCTTTAATTACTTTTAATATTTTTGCATAACCAATTTCTGTTTTGACTTTCATTCCATGTCTTAAATATTTTATTGGAACTTGTCTACCATTACTTAATTTTACTTTAGTATTCCCTGTAAAACAAACACCTGAAAACTTGTCGTTCCCACCAACCATTTCTTCATCTACTGCTCTTACATTAATCTGCTCATCTACAGTTGGTTGTTCCACTCCTTGTGTAACTCCTGCAAAAATATCTATACTTGATAAATCTTCTGGAGTAAAAACTGATTTTGGGAAAACTATTGGTTTCATTCTAGCTGCAATCTGTTTGCCAGTAATACTATACACACCTTTAATTGTTATTTTACCACCAATCATAGCATCACTAAATCCTGGTTCTTTATCGTGTGGTGTTAATACTAATATATTTGGGTCGGTTAAATCAAATCTTATTTTACCTGAAGTAGAATTTGTAAGTGGCGTATAAGTTATCCACGAATTTATTTCTTTTATTCTCTTTTTATAAAGTGCGTTTTGAATATTTTGAGTATCTACTTCAACTTCTGTTTTATCAGCAGATATTTTCTTTACAACATATTTTAATTCTTTTGGAAATATTTCTTTTAGTTCTTGTCTTGATTGTCTTTTACCAAATTTTTTAGTTGAGAAATATTTTGTTTTTCCATTAATAACTTTTGTTTGAACTTTACCAACATGAACCTCACCATCTTCATTTATAAATACAGTTTGTTCTTTTCCAGCAATTCTCTTTAGAAACAAATACTTAACTTTATAAGTTCCTTCTGTAAAACCCATTTGTCGTAAATGTCCACCTATATCTAAATCAAGTTTTCTATCATCAGGAAATACATCTCCTGCTGGAAATATTTCATCTCCAACTAATACATCGTCTTCATCAGTAGTTAAGTCTTCTGATTGATAAACATAGATATGAATATAATCTTCATTTCTTCTACCAAATCCAGAAGGTAACAGTCCAGGAATTTCTAATTGTTCTTTATCTTTTTGATTTAATCCGTATTCTAACATTAATCACCCTCTGCTACTTTTGCAAGTTCTTCTTGTAATTCTGTTATAGTTTCATCTAATGTTATATTCAATTCATCTTGAGCATCTATCTTAGATTGTAATTCTATTCTCATTCCCTCAAGTTCAGGAGGTGTTACTTCTGGTTCTTCAGGTGGTACTTCAGTAAGTAATTCATTAAATACTGATTTTCCATTCCCGCCTAATTCTTCAGGACCAAAAAACTTTAACCACAAGTCTTTATTTGAAGATTTTTGTACTACAGGAAGTCTAACATATTGGTGTTCCTTTTCCATTGAAGCACCTGGATTTTTAGGGTCTTCGTATGATAATAAAAATCCTCTTTCATCTCTCAATGGGTCTGTTGCATCAAGTGCAGAACCAGACATTGCAGCTCTTTTCTTTTCTTCTTCTAAATGTTTTAAAAGTTTATGTTCGTCTGCATCTTGTACATTTTTATAATAATCTGTATTTCTAGCTTGTTTTATTGTATAGGGCATTTTATCTCACCACTTTAAATTCATATCCGTCATCATATACTAAAGATGATTCATCTGCTCCGCTTCCACTTACTACTTTAATTTCAAACTTATAATGTCTTTCTGGTTGTAACCCATCCATCCACAAATTAAAATAATTACCTGTTGAATCACAGCTAACAATTGAACCTGTTCCAAATGGAATTATCACATCATCAGTTAAAGAATCTTTTACTGAATAGTAAGTTCCTTGGCCAAGAGACTGACTTCCACTTGGTAAAGATTTTACAGTTAACGCTGCGGGTGTAGTAGAAAATCCTCTTGTTGGATATAGTTCTCTACCTACTAATCTGAATTTTACTTTTGATTTTTCTTTATATTCAGATTTAATATTTTTAAAATAAACAGTTAGGTTATCTAAATCGGATGAAGCTAAAGCACTTAAACTTCCAGTACTCCATACACTATCATCCCACTCTACTTCTAACTTTGGTGGAAAAATTGTATTTGTCTCTCGTGAGAAAAATTTTAAATGTCCAATATGATTAGTATCCCCTTCAGCTGAACCTGTTGCGGTTGTTGGATCGAATATTGAATACATACTTTGTGATGTTGCTACATTTTGTCTCTTTACAATAAGCCCATTATTTGGAAATATAGAACTTGAATAAATATGATTTTTAACCAAATCACTAATATCCATTCTAATATCTTTAGTTTCATAAACTAAATTTTCTGAAGAGCTAACTTCATATTGACTACTAATACTTGAAGTAAACCAAGTACCACCTTGTGTTGTACTACCACTCACCCATTCAGTTTTTGTTGTATCGTTATCTCGATATTTCCAACTTGCCCCATCACTTAATACTGGGTCTCTACTATAAAATCCTGTTCCACCTGACCAACTTCCACTTACCATATAAGTGTATAGAGTTTGTTCTACTGCTAATTCTTCTGAACTTGCATCATATAAATTTAAATAATATTTTGCATCGCTTGGAATAACTCCTGTATTTACTTGATTAGTAATATAACTATAATCAAATTTAATAAGTATTCGAGATACTCCAACAGATGTTCCCGTTGAATTAACTTCTTTTCTAACTTCTAATATTTGATCAATTCCTGTATTGATAGAAGAACTTACATTTCCCTCATAAATTGTTGTGTCTACTACTGGATATTCAAAATAATACATTATACATCTCCTACTACTCTACCCGAAATATCAGTATTTGGGAATTTTAATTCGCAAATACAAGGGTCTAATGATGGATAAATAACTCCATCTTTGGTTGCTGATTGTAAATCATATACATGGCCAGTATATCCACTTTCTGTTTGCCATTCATTATCAATAACTACCATTTGTTTTTGTGGATTATCATCTTCTGGTGGAACAATACTTGCCACACCATCCACTAATGAAATTGCATAAGCAATATCACTTAAAATTATTGGTTGTCCAATTTGCCATTTCTTAATATCAAAATATTTCTTAACTGATTCTATTGCCCTTAACAATACTTCATTTTTATTAAATCCTCTTTGAGTAATAATTGAAAATCTACAACTAATATTTACAATATATGCATCTTTAATATTAATTGCATCTGTTAAAATTCTATATTGTGATAGATATGTTTTTAAATTATTTTTTACAGCGTGGTTTAATGTTACTAAATTCTGATTTGCATCATATCCTAAAGTATAAAAATTTAATGCTAATGGATTAGGTAAAGTACTTATAGATTTATTTTTAGAAATTTTACCATTCTTAACAATCAGTTTAGTATTTGCCTCTAATTGTTCATCTTGAACGATAAAACATTTAGCAATATTACCATACTTTTGTGGTAATGAATAAACTCTAATTATATAATCCTCTTTGGTAACTGCTCTATTTTGTGAATTAAAATATGCTAATGCATTCTGTCTAACTTGTTCATTTGTCTCTCCACTTGAACCACCAGTTGCAGATTCTTCATTAGTAATAACTAAACTTGTTTTCATATCACTTACTTTTGTACCATTTAATCCTGTATCATCAAATGTCCAACTAACATTATCGAGATTTGTAATTGTACCTGAAAGTGCATTATCTTTAACTGAACCACCATGTGTATATTTTACTGTTAGTGTAGTATTACTTGGAGCCAATCCAAAAGTTTTGGTTTTCAAAAAATTACTTGGATCAAAAGATTCATCCAATTTATTAACACCCAATGATAACGATGAACCAACATTATCTGGATTTGGAATTATTTCTTCATCCGCATTTGAACTAATACCTGAACCAAATCTTATTTCTGTTTTACCATCACTACGGACATACTTTGTAAATCTTTTAGCAGTTTTAATTAACTTTAATAAGAAAGGGGATTCCTTTTTATATGATGTTAAATCAGGACTATTATTATCAGAATTTTCCATTGAAGCAAAAACAGTATCTTGAGCCAAGAATGGAACTTCATACCATTTTTCTTCTTTACTATCTGTTATTGACATAATATCAATTACTTTATTATTACTTAAAATTATTTTATCGAATTTAGTAGCATTACCAAAAGTAAATGTTTGTGATGTTTTAGTACCTGATTTACAAATTCCTTTTTTCGTCAATGTAAAATGTGTTGGTGTGGTTTCATCAAACTTTGAAACTCTTATATCCATATTATCTAAAGAACTCGATACTTTAAAATTAATATCATCCGCCAATCTAAATGTTGTTCCATTAGTAGATGAGAATGTACTATCACCTGCTAATATTGGTGCATAATCTAAATCTGGTTGGTAAGTTTCTCCAACTTGTAATGATGGAACTTCTACACTAAAATCACATATTGCTGTAGCTGGACTTGATAGTTTCGGTTCATATCCAAATGATTGAGCAATTTTATAAATATTTTTCTTTTCTTCTGCTGCATGTAATAATGATTCACGATATTGATTATCAATATAAAATCCTAATACATCTCCTACATATGCTGCCATCTCTATAAACATCATTCCAGGACTTGATTCATTAAAATCATTATATGTATTTGGAAAGTATGTCTTTGCAAATTCCATTAAATTGTTTCTTATATCAGAAAATTCTCTACCAAGATATTGGACTTCCTTTTTCTCTACTTTTTGATTTGTATTATAATCGACAGCCATTCTATCCTCCTGTATTAAAATTAAATGTCATTGTCTCAATTGAATCAGGGTCATCTGTATCTACTCTAAACTCAAGTGAAACCGTTACCTGATTAGGATTAGATTCATCCTGTATAGTAAAAATATTTTCAGCTGTAATATAAGGTAACCATATTGCTAAAGCTTCTCTAATTGCACTATCAATTTTATCTCCAATAGTACCAGTTACTGGTTCAAATAAAATTGCAGGTAAATCACTACCAAACGCTGGTTGTCCAAGTCTTTCACCTTTTTGTGTTAATAATAAATTTTTTATATTAGATGATGCTTGTTCTTTTAATGTTGTTGAGCGGGGAAAAAATCCCTCACCACCTACTCCATATGTTAATGGAAAGGTACATCCGAAAAAACTATCTTCGTCCTCATTTAATGCTGCTACTGATGGATTGTTTATATCTCTTGTGTTCATTATCTATTACTTTTCATCTTATTGTGTTTCATTAACTTACTATAATCCTTTGTTAAAGCATCTTGTACATGGTCTGGAACTTGATTAGCTGAAACTCCAGCTTCTTTCATAGTTTGTACTGCTCCAACTTCTCGTTGTGTTTGTTTATCACCACCATAACCTAATAATTCTGATGCTCTTGTTGAATCAAATGCACCACCACCCATTGTTGGATACTCATCCATTTCTTGTGATTTACTATTTAAACCAACCGTTTCATTTAGTATATCGTTCAGAGTTTGGTTCTCAGTATATTGTACTGGTTCTCTTTTCTTTACTACTTTTTTCTTTCGAACTGGCTGTGTAAGTGATTTGAGAGAAGTAGATTTCTCCTCTGTTATAAATATATGTTTCACCTGTTTTTTAACTTCAATTCGTACTACTTCTTGTATTATTTTTACAAGGTCTTTTTTAGTCATGTCTAACTCCTTTACGCACCACTTGGTACTTTATAGCCTGTAAATACAGTTGGTACATTTCCCAATGGAACTCCTATCCCCTGTACTTGTTTTGCGTGTGTATCAAATGCTTTTATCAATTGATCAATAAAATCATCCACACTTTCATT